TATTTCGTCAGATTGCGCGTCAGACGCAAAATGTGAGAATAGGTGGCACAAAACGGCCAATTCTTTACCCGATAACGGAAGGGAGGTTCTTGCAAAGGATAAATTAGGTAACACCTTACTTGCGAGGTATGATGGTGAGGGTTGGGATGTTAGTGTGTATGATGATGAGGACTATCGTTGCCATAATGGTATTTCTAAATGGTGCGAAATCCCTTCGGAAAAGCAGAAAGAGCACCAGAATAATTCTGATGCTCCGGAAAAAACTCTTGGACGGGATTTGACTTTTCCGCAAGACAAAGATAATGATTTAGATGAAATTGCACAAGATTATGTAGATGGTGTGAAGGAGTATAATTCCGAACCTACTTGGGACTTGATGCAAACCGCTGTATGTTATGGATACCATCTTGGAGCAAATCATCAAGTTCTTGATAATGAACATTTGCTTTCAGCAATCCAAGTCCAATTTGCATCTCACGCTAAGGTTGAAAATGGAAAGAGATATGCAAAACTAACTTGGGATGAGTTTAAGAAAATTATCTTTGAACTTTATAGCTGTAATAAGCAGAAAGAGCAGAAGCCCGCGGAGTGGGATGAACTTCAATCAGAATTCAAAAACATAAACGAAGCGTTTGAAGATGGGAAGAAGGAAGTAATTGATCATCCCGAGAAATATTGCCTATGCAAGTCCGCAGAGTGGAGCGAGAAGGATGAGGACAAACTGGAGCAGTGTATCAAAATAGTCAGCGGTTGGGAGGGAGATTATGATATTGTAAAATCACCTTATTCTAATTTCCTCAAATCCCTCCGTCCTTCTTGGAAGCCCAGCGAGGAGCAGATGGATAGACTCTCGTCTATTATAGCAGCATTGCGTAAAGATTATTGTGATGATATGGCAGACTTCCTTGCCAATCTTTATGCTGACCTCAAGAAACTGATGTAGATATGGACAAGATAGAAAAGATACGCAAGGAGATTGAACGGTTGAAATCAACAAATCCGAGCGAATATAACTACCAAAATGCAGAGGGTTATATTTGGGCACTGGATGACCTCCTTTCCTTCCTTGACACCCTTTCGGAAGAACCTGTATGCCTTTATGATGGAGAAGCTCCCAGCAAGCAGAAGTGTGGAGATTGCACGATTGCTTGTAGTGTTAGGGTAGAGGAAGAACCCAACAAGAGTCTGGAGGAAGAAATCAATAGGTATCTTGAGCCTATTCACGCTGCCGACATTCAGTTTGAGCCATTCACGCAAATGACAAAATGCGCCCGCCACTTCGCGGAGTGGGGCAGGAAGCAAGTTCTTCAAGAAATCTATGAAGGGAAAGTCGAACCAGTTGACAAGATAACTGCCGCATGGCTTGATGATGAATCAAAAGACAAGTAGAACAAGTAAATGGAACAAGAAACATTATTCAATCTTCTCACGGGACAATACGGAGAAATCCTCGAAACCCATGCAATGTGGGAGTGCATTTCCGCTCTTGGGGTTAAGCCGTTCAAAGATGGGAATCAGTGGTGCTTCCTTTACGGCGAGAACATTCAAGAAGGGATCTGTGGATTCGGCGAAACTATATTTAAAGCCGCATGGGATTTTTACACAAACATTAAAACGGAAGAAGCAAGGCTGGAGGACAAGTAAATGAGCAAGACAAAACGAGGGGGCGCACGGCCCGGAGCGGGCCGACCCCTGCAAGGAACAGGACGAAAGAAAGCCGCCGCGATAATGCTGACCCCGGAAGGCTGGGCGGCGCGTGAACACCTCCGGGATGCCGGGCTGGATGTCAATGGAATGGTAGACGCCTTTCTCCGGCGGTACTTGCCGGATTCAAAAGAAATGACTACCTTTGCACCATCGCGTAATTCATAAGGCGCGAGTGTTAAAGGAAAGAGCGGGGCGGGCCGGGAGGTTCGCCCCGCTTGTTCTTCGCAGTTTTGGTCACGATGATGTCATACTTCTCCAGCCCGAAATCCGTAAATAGTTAGCACCCAACCTCCCGGCAGGGTGCTAACGCAATTCTAACCTAATCTCTCCCCCGCGCCCGGGTGCGCGTGCGCGGAATCCTATTCTACCATCCTATGGCCGTCCATCCGAATCGGGAAAGTGACCCTTGATGGATTCAAAATTTATCACTATTTTGTCAGAATGATAACCTTCAAACCCATCGTAATCCCCGGCAACCGCCGGAAGGACGGCACATACCCCGTCAAAATTCGCGTCACGTTCCGGGGTAAGACCCGGCGGCTGGCCACAACACTTGTAGCCCGGCAGACAGACCTTTCCCGGTCATTACATATCAAGTCCCCGGACATACTCAACCGGGCAAACGAACTGATAAAGGAGATGCGGGCGGCGGTGTCCGACCTCTCCCCTTTCGTCATTGAGGGCTGGGATGTGGACAGGGTGGTGGCGCACATACATACCAAACTGCGGGAGGAAAACTTCGCGCTGGACTTCTTCGCGTGGAGCGATTCGTACCTGTCTCGAAAATCGCCCAGCACCCGGCGGGCCTACGATATGGCACTCCGGGCTTTCGATCGGTTTCTTGGGAGACGGACGATAGATATAAACGACATCACGAAAGCCCTACTGCTGGACTTCGTGGAGAAGAACGACTCGGAAACCAAGATGCAGTACAACCCCCGGACGGGGGAATGGATTGATACCGGGAAACCGAGGAAGGGCGGTGCGAGTTCCCGGCATCTGGCCAAACTCGCCCACTTGTTTAACGCCGCGAAGCAAAGGTACAATGATGATGACAAGATACTGATTCCGCGCAGTCCGTTTGATGCCATCCCCAAGCCCGTCCCTCCATCCGAGGGAGCGCGTGCGCTGACCGCCGAGGAATTGCAGATGGTCATTGATTCCGGGCCTGACTTCGCCCGCGACATCTTCCTCCTTTCCTTTGCCACAATGGGCGCGAATCTCGCGGATATGTACGCCGCCAAACCCCAACTATCCCGCTGGGTCTATAACCGCCGCAAAACGGAACACAGGCGGCAAGACGGGGCGATTATGAAGGTGGATATTCCCGGCGAAGTGTCCGGGATTATTGGGAGGTTACAGGCTGGCCCGGCGGGATGGTGGATCCCGGCCCTGCATCGGTACTCCACCTGTAACGGCTGCACCGCACGGGTGAACGCCGGGTTGAAAGAATGGGCCACGGAAAACCACCTCCCTGACACGGAACATATCTCCTTCTATTCGGCCCGGAAAACGTGGGCTACGATTGCCCGGAAACTTGGTGTAGAAAAGGCCACGATAGATGAGTGCCTGTGCCACGTTGGGGACTATCGGATGACGGATATTTATGCGGAAAGAGATTTCGACTTGATGAACGCCGCGAACAGGAAGGTGATAGAATCCTTCCGCTGGCCGTAACAAAATCGGGTCAAGATCTATTTATGGATAGAAGCAGGGGAATTTCTTTTCTCATTGTTTTAATGGGTTAGATTGGTTATAGTCCGGGGATGCAGCGATGCACCCCCGGTTCTATTTTAAGATGAAGACTTTTTCATTTGTGGATTGTTTTTTAGGTTTCAAAGATGCGGGCCGCAGGGATGCGGCCCGTATTCGTTAACTCTGTACGGGTTCCTTCTCCGACAGGAGGAATAGGAGGTCTACCAGCCGGAGGATGAGTTCGGGGTGTTGCTCAATATCGGGGCACTCCCGGATGGCCCTTTCGAGGGGTGATTCACTTTCCATTACGATAGAAGTTTTTTTCCAAGTTCGACCCGACCCCGACCGAGATACCAGCCCGGCGGAGAATGTCGGAGAGGTCTGCGATGGCCCGGGCCATATTGTTATACAAGTCCAGAGTTTCGGCGGGGATAACGACATCGGGCCGCTTCTCCTGCTTGGGCAGTTCCCCGCCGGGAAAGGTGCGTTCTTCCCACCGCTGGGCCTTTGTGATAAGGGATTTTGTTAGATGTTTCTCCGAGCCATTCAGCGCCGACGATATGCCGGACACGTTCATTTCAAGAGCCTCTGCAAACTCCTTGACTGTCTTAACTACCCCCAGCCCCAGGGCCTTGCGGTAGATGGAAGTCAAAATTTCTAATCTTTCTTCGTGTGACATAATGGATTGATTTTGTGGTTGTTTTCTATGGTTTTCAAACTTTCATCGAAATTTTTTAGATGAATCGTTGAATTATTCAAAAATAATATATATATTTGCATTGCATTTACATAATGATACGAAAAAATATGAGAAAAACGAACTCGATTAGAAGTCAGATAATCGCCTTGCAGAAGGGCGGGCAGATTATCTTCCGGGGTGTCCACGAAGGGACTTTGCGGAACACCTGCTCGACCATCGCCAACCTTTGCGACAAGACATTCTCGGTCAGCAAGAAGGGTGACACGTTTATCGTAAACCGCTATGAATAATTCCGAGGTTGCACAGGTGGTGGCAGTTGTCCTTGAACAACTGGGATTAACTGCCGGGGAAATGTCCCAGCGGCAGGCCAAAAAGGTCTACGGGGGTTACTTTGTGGAACTCGTTAAGGCCGGAAGAATCACCCCTGTACACACGGAGAAAGGCCACGCCGGGACGAAGTTCTACCGGGTCGCGGACATCCTCTCCTGCAAGGCCGAGGACACAAGAAAAGCACAACTCCTTAATACTCATACCTTATGAAAAAGATTTACAACACTCTCGCAGTTCTCGCAATTATTGCGGGGCTTGCCCTCTCCGTCATCGCCCGCTGGTGGGTCGTTTGGCTGGTTGCCTTCCCGCTCCTGTACGCAGGTGCAATCTCCCTCATTAAGATAAATACGCATTGGATTGAAAAGTATTGAAAATGAAAAACGAGATACGAAGAATCCTTGCCGGGCAAGCGGATAACATTTCCTTTGAGGAAAAGAACGGGAATATCCTTGTGAACCTTGACTGCTACGCCATCGCCGGGTACGCCGCGAAGGAGATTGCAGACCTCGCACGGAAGAACGACCGCACTTGCGTTTTCACCATCCAAGCCATTAACAACCCGCACCTCCAGATTGTCTTATGAGAACCTGCACCAATATAGCCCTCGCCGACGGGATGCGATCGATAGTATTCACTATTAAGGCCGGGCGGCAGACCGAGGAAATCACAATGCGACTTCCCGAAAAGCACTTCAAGGGCGGGGATTTCCGGCCCTCCATCACTACGAAGGTGCTGGACACCCTCTTGGAAGCCGTCTATCCGGGAATGATCGAGCAAGTGGAGTTATTTAAGAGATTCCGCACGGAGGTAAGAAATAACGCCCTGCTAATTAATTCCTCCCCGGCCCGATTCCGAGACACCCTCGAAGGTCTGCAGAACCTTATCGAACTCGGTCAGCAGATTACCCCGGAGGGCGAGGAAGCCTACCTGTTCTACCGCTCCGCGCTGATGAAGATGAACTCCTTTGCCAGCGGTTCGGAATCCGATGAACTTCCCGAGGTCGTACAGGCCCGCCGGGAAGCCTACGAATTGAAGAAAGCCGAAACCGGGAAGAAGAATATCTCCCGGGCAATCGAAACCCACAAAGCAAACCACGCAAAATGAACTACGCCCCGTCAAGATACCAATTCCGCAGCGACCTCGAATTTGAGACTGCGATGAACGAATGGCTGGCCGAGAACGAGCCGTCCTATATCGTTACCCGATTCAACTACGATACCCTTAAATGGGAGCAGCATCACTTCAATTTCCTGTTTGAAGCGATGGCAGACTTCCGGCAGGGACAGAAAGACCAGCAGGAGCACCAAGATGTGCGAAAACCCGCCATAGAGACGCATTACCCGTCCGCTTGGGGAAATATACCGATGCGGTATTCAAGGCCCGGAGAATCGAAAAATAGCGGGCAATACGGCGGGAATCCCGACAACCTCCCCGGCGGGTCACGGAGTGACTACCGAATGGCTGGATACAACAGATACTAACCCTTTAACATTCATATCTTATGGAACAAAAGAAATCCGTTTTCGCAGTATTGAACGAAATCAACTGCAATGACCACACCGAGCAGAAGAAGGCCGGGTACTCAACTCTTACTTATCTCTCTTGGGCTTGGGCCTGGCAAATCTGCAAGCAGAATTTCCCCGATGCCACCTATACCATCTACGAGAATGACAAGGGGTGGAACTATCACACCGATGGCCGGACGGCTTGGGTCAAGACCGGGGTCACGATTAACGGGCTGGAGCATATCGAATACCTCCCGGTTATGAACTCCCGGAATCAGTCCATTATCCTTGACGATGTGACAAGTTTCGATGTCAATAAAGCCATCCAGCGGTCACTCACCAAAGCCCTCGCCCGGCACGGCTTGGGCCTGTACATCTACGCCGGGGAGGACTTACCCGATGCCGCCGACGATGAAGCCCGCGCCGAGGTTAAGAAGACCCGCCAGCAGCACAAGAAAGATGCGATACAGAACTCCGAGTATTGGGCTATCGTCCGGGCCTACGCCAGCGGTAAGCCCACGAAGTCCGGCGGTGATTATCGGCAGACTTGGATAGAGAACTACAACCCGAGCCAAGAGGACATCGCCAAGTTCGACGCAGATGTGGAAGGATATAAGGCCGCACAGGCCGGGCAAGCAATCCTGTAAACGATGGGGAAAAATTCACATTCTTTCAGTGTAGACCTTGCCAAAGAGATAGGGCTGGCCGAAGCGCTTTTGCTCCAGCACTTCTACTTTTGGTATCAGCACGCCCGTAACCTCCCGGATATGCACCGGGAGGGGCGGGTTTGGTTTTTCCGCTCGGTCAAGGAAATGCGCGAGGTATTCCCGTACCTCTCCGACGCGAATATCCGCACCGCCATCCAGCACCTTATTGACCGGGGTTTGGTTGTTAAGGGAGACTTCTCCAGCGCGTCTATGTATAAGGCCACTTGGTACTCGCTGAATAATTCCGCGATTCAAGAATTCGATACTACACAATCGCAAAATCCATTTGTTGAATCAAGAAATGGATTTGTTGAATCCGGCAAATCTATAAGTAATAAGAACAAAGATAATAGGAAAGATAGTAGTAAAAAGAATAATATTATAGATTTCGATTTCCGTTCTCAATTACTGATGCTTGGTGTTTCGGAAAAGACCGCCGATGCGTGGCTGGCCGTCCGCAAGATGAACCGGGCCGCGAATACTGAGGTAGCCTTTGAGGGGATTGTCCGGGAAATAAACAAAACAGGACTACCAGCAGAAGAATGTATCCGTACCGCCGCCGAGCGCAGTTGGCGTGGATTCAAGGCGGAATGGATGCAGCCGAAAACCCCTACCCCCCAAGCCCCCCGTCCCCGGCAGGAGTCCGTCTATGAGCACAACGCCCGCGTGTGGGCGGAAATGTTTGGCCCTAAACCCGACGAGCAATGAACGAAGTTACTATCTACCAGCAGCCGCAGAACGTTTCCCTTGTGGATATGCGGGCCGATTCAAGACGATTCCCCCGGCTGGCCACCATTGACCAAGAAACGGCCCAGCACCGCTTGCAGGGTATCGTCGCAATGGCCTACACCTATACGGGCAGACAATACCAGCCCGCAGACCTCACCCTTGTCGCGCACGGCCTGTATACCGAGTTAATGCTGGACGAGGACGGAGTGGGAACGAAGAATATCTCCGTTGAAGAAATCGGCTACGCCATTCGCCGGGCCATCCTTTCCACCGAGATGTACGGAATTAACGTGGTCAGCCTGTACAAAGCAGTCCGATCCTATTGTGTCGGCGAAGGGCACTACGCCCAGCAGCAGGCCAATGAACGTCGGGCCGCTGAACGGAAAGCCCAACTGAAAGCATCCGCCCCCGGGGCGATGCTGGATTCTTATGCCGGACAAATGTTACTTAACACTCATACCAAATGAACACTACCGAAGCCCTCGCCGTCCTCCGCAAATCGGCACAGACTCTCCCGATTGGGAGAAGAAACCAAGTCATCAATCGCTGCGACCGCATCTACCTCCTGCTGAACGGCAGGAGCGCGAAACAGGTGCAGTCCCAAGTCCTCGATCACTATTCCTCCACCCGGAAGGTGGTGGCCGCTCTCATCGCCGGGCGAACCCTGTCCTACAAGGATGAATCCGAGTTCGATACCAGCGAGTTCCACACGCGAATCTGCGAAGCCCGGAGGATTATCGCAAAACAATATCCGCAGTACACCTTCCGCGCCGAGTGGGCCGCAGACGGCAGGTACAAACTCTATTGGCTGGAAGTATGAACCTCGTAGAAATTATCTTCGCCGTCCTCGCGGGGCTGGTGCTCCTTATCGGCGGAACTCTTGTAACCATCATCGTATTACTCGCCCTCGGGGCAAAAGACAATAATTCAAATTCATAACAATTATGGCAAACCTTTATCTTGACATCTGCCTCTCCGATATTCCGAAGGAGAGAATCAAAACCGCCGCAAACGGCAAGAAGTACCTCAAAGCAATCATCCGCCCCCGGAAGCAGACAGACCGGGACGGCTACGACCACTACATCGCTGCCTTCATCCCGAAGGAGGAAAGGACGGACGGCCCGTGCTTTATCGGCCGGGCGCAACTCAAAGAGTACGACCAGCAACCCGCCCAGCACCACACCGAGAAAGACGATAACGACCTCCCCTTCTGACATATGCCCGGATATAATAACCCTTCAATGATTGAGCTGGAGAACTCCGTCCTCCGTGATCGGTACGCCGCTCTGCTCAAAGCATCCAAGAAGATGGTCGCAACCATTGACCGATACGTGGAACAGGGGTGCTTGCGCTCCGAACTACTGAACACCAAAAACGAACTCCAAAGTTTAACGAAATAATGGCATACAAATTCGTAGACTTTAATGACCCCAGCATCCCGATTGGGAAACGGAAACAGGCGTATGTTCGCTACGCCGTTTCCCACGGGACACCGCTGGAGGTGGCAAAAATTCAATGCGGGCGCAAATTCAAAGCACGCCCGACCGGGCAAGTTGCTCCCCCGATGCACTACTATATCGTGGAATGGGATGGCCGTCTACAACTCCGAAATTGCTCCGAGCGAATAATGTCCGATGAAGAAGTTATTATGCTCCTACACAAACACGAATGGTACGCGCTGGAGGAATTGGCCCGACAGGATGGCAACCCGCTCAATACACGGGATGATTTTTTGAAATGCTATAACCGCCACCGCGACAAATTAGCAAGTTTGAATATTTAGTTAGTCCAAGCGGCGCGGTGTCAGATGCAGCACCCCGGCCCGTCCCCAACAATCGTTCTATGTGGTAAAATTGGGAGACTTCATTCGGCTGGCGCGAGGAGGTGGAGGTACGAAACCCTCCCGCCGCAAGGATTAACTACCAAGATAAACTATCAAGATAAACAGATATGAACAAATCTATGAAGCCGAGCGGGCCGAAGCCCCTCACCCCGGAGGAAAAGAAAAACCAAATCCTCCGTTTCCTCTCCCAAAAGCGGGAGCAGTACGCAACCTCCATCCTGTTCGGGCTGGTACATAACCCGAACCTCGGAATGACCGCGGAACAGGCCGTAGAATGGTCTATGAAGGCCGCCGACCTGATGATGGAAAAACTATTCCCGATTGCCGAACAACCCGCTGAAAACGAAAAGTAGGAGGTATTATGAAGCAGAAATTTACCAAGCAAAGGAAGGCCCGCCGCGGTCCGAACATCACGGCTTATTATCTGTATTCTCTCAGTGTGTTCTGGCGGCGCGTCCGCGGAATCTACGGGATGGACAACCGGGATTTCTCCGTCAAGCACCCGCGCCTTGAAGACGCAGTGCAGGGCTACTTGTCCAGAGTCAAGGCGCAACACCAAACTGCAGCAAGGAGTAACCCGTAGAAGATGCCCTACTACATCAAGCGCAAACCGAAGACCCCGAAGTCGGGTATCAAGGAACGGAAACCCAGCACCGCCGCCCTTGTGCGGAAATTGGATAAGGTTTTCTCCCTTTTTATCCGGCTTCGGGATTCGGCTGCGTACAACTACCAGTACTTCCGTTGTATCTCCTGCGGGCAAATCAAACCCTTTGAGCAAATGGACTGCGGGCACTTCATTTCCCGGACGCACCAAGCCACCAGGTTCGATGAGGAAAACGCACACGGGGAGTGCAGGTTTTGCAACCGCTTTTCCGCTGACCACATTATCGCCTACCAGCGCAACCTCGAAGCCAAAATCGGGAAAGACCGCGTGGATATGCTATTAGCAAGGGGACGGATGACAAAGAAGTGGAGCGCGTTTGAACTGCAACTCCTTATCAAGCACTACCAGCAGGAAGTTGACAAGATGCAGGGAAAGTCTATTTAATGACGATGACGAAGATTGAGATAGGCGCGGCACTCGCTCGGGACAGGGTGGTGGAGCAGATGGTCTGCAACATCGCCCATACCCGCCTATCCCAGAACCTCAAAGACCTCTGCCAAATGGTCTACCTTATCCTACTGGAATACGATGAGGACAAAATCATAGACCTTTGGGAATCGGGCCAAATCCGCTTCTTCTTGGCACGGGTTATCGTCAATCAGTTGCGATCCCCGCGCTCTCCCTACCACGCCGTCATCCGGCGATTCTCATCCCGGACAGACGACATAACGGACAAAGACTTCGCCGATGAATGATGTACTACGGGACTACAAGGAAATCCGCAAGGACTTCGAGATAGACGATTCTATCTTCAACGCCGAGCCGGACAAGGTACGCCGGATAAAGGAAATCGTGCTGAATCGGCTTGACCAAGTGGAGCGCACCCTTATTCTCCTGTACGCCGACTGCGGAAGCCTGCGGGATTTGGGGAAAAGATTGGGGATGTCCTACGGGAGTGTCAAGCGGGTACTTGACCCAATCAAGGAGAAGATACTTACTGAATACTACGAAATGACTGCAAAGGAAATCAAGGAACGATTATGAGACCATTTGAAGTTGAACATATCCGCGAGTTCGGGGATGGGTGTTGCCTTCTCCGCGCCGTAAAAATAAAGCCCGGATTCACGACCGGAGACCTAATTGATTATGTACTGACCCGCCGGGACGATGTCGGCTATATCCATCGAGCCGGGGATAACCACCCAGCCGAAAGAGTGGAATACTCACGGGGGAGGCTGCTGAACGCATTTATTATTCCGAACAAGCCGATAAAGAGTCTTGAAATTTACGGAGGCTACCATCGCTGGGATTATATCTACGAAGTATGACCATAGAACAGACAATCGCAGAGCAGGCCTTGCGGGCCTTTATGGAAAAGGTGGAGACCCTGCCGCCCCCACCGCCCGGCTACTACTATGCCCCGGGCGACGATTTTAATGTTCGCCACGAAGGGGAGAAATACTATGTTGACGGAATGATAGTTCTTAAACCGATAATCGAATGACCATCTACGCACAACTCCCTATCGTGGCCGCGATTGTCGTTTATATCGTGGATGTATCCGGCTTCACGCAGTCGTGGAGGGATGCCCTCGCCCGGAAACTTAAAGTCCGGGAACTGCGCCCGCTGAAACCCTTTGACTGCGGACAATGTATGACGTGGTGGGCGTGTTTAATCTACTCTATTTGTGTGGATTTCTCGCTGCTCGCCGTTGCTGAATCCGCTGCGCTCTCGTTGCTCTCCGTAACAATCGCCGCCGCGCTGCTATTTATTCGTGAAGGCTCGTTGTGGATTTTTGACAAACTCACGCCCAAATGGTAGACTATATCTCCGTTATCGTTGAGAACCTGACCGGGTTCGACCCGCTCAAAGACACGCGCAAGCGGGGGAACGTGGAAGCCCGGGCCTTATTGGCCAACGCCCTGCTGACGATGGGAATGACCGAAACGGAGACCGGGGACTTGCTGGGGAAGAACCACTCCACCATCCACCACTACCGGGACTTGCTCAAAGACCTCCCCGGCCTTCAAAAGACTTGGGAACGACTGAAAAAGATACTTGATATATGACTGACCGCGATTTCAACTACCTCCAGCAGTACGAAGATAACCTCCGTACCGCCGTCCGCTCCGGCTGGGCACGCAACCCCGGACGAAGCGCCCTGCAAGGCATCTACGACATCGTACACGAAACAGAGCAGCTGCCCCGGTTCAACCCCGGCTGCGCGTCCTGTGTCCTCTCCATCTTGCAGAAGGCCGGGCGGCTGTACTTCATAGAGAAGGCCGATCGCGAAAATAAGGCCCTAAACGCGCCATTAAAGCCCGCGCCGGATAATTCCCCCAAGAAACCCGGAAGGGCCGGGAAATCGAAAAGTAAAGCATAAATATCAAACGATATGAAGAAATCCAAAATACAGGAAATCGACCTTTCCCGTATCCAAATGAATGAGGGGCAAATTGATTGGCTCCCCCGGAATCCCCGACAGGCCACCAAAGAGGACATCGAAAAGACAGTCAAGTCTATCCAAGAGGATGAGGACTTCCTGGAGGATAGGCCAGTCCTTCTCACGCCGTCCGACACCGCGCTGGTGTCCTTCGGCGGCAATCTTCGCAGCATCGCCGCACGAAAGGCCGGGAAGAAAACCATCCCCGGAGTTATCTATATCCCGGAGAACGATGCCGACCGGGAAACAATCAAGCGCCGCGCCCTCAAAGATAACGGGCAATTCGGAAGCTGGGACTATGACATCCTCGCCAACGAGTGGGAAGGCCCGCTCCAAGATTGGGGCGTACCCGCGTGGGCCGCACCGAGTTTCGCCCCGAACCTCAATCCGGTGGATGGCGTTGACCCCGTGACGGATGAGGACATCGCCGAAGCGGAAGGCAAACTATCCGAGGAAGTGACCCCATCCGAAAAACAACTCATCGAAATTGTCTGCCCGCATTGCGGCAAAGTATTCGAGTTCCGTATATGAGCAACTTCGACCAATTCCTGCTCCGCGCCAAGTGGAACTGGGCCAAGACCTACGAAAAGAAAGCACCACACTGGTATGTAGTCCGCGCCGAGTTCGCAGACGATGAACTATTCAACCGCGTGGTCGAAGAAATTAGGCAGAAAGCCGTCCCGGAAAAGTTCTTTTCCAAGACTTTCCACTACTTCTATCACGGCGGCTATAAGTACTGAACGATGGGAAACCCGATTGAACAAACCACCATTATAAACCGCGCAAAGGTCTAATGGAATACTACTACAATGAGGATGTATTGAGCGCGGCCCGGCGGCGGGTCGCGTGGGTCTTTGATAACTTCCCGCATATCGTGGTAGGTTTCTCCGGGGGCAAGGATTCGACATGTGTCCTGCACCTCGCACTCGAAGAAGCCGAGAAACGCAACCGCCTTCCCCTCGAAGTGTTCTTCATTGACCAAGAGGGCGAATGGGACTGCACCATTGATTATGTCCGGCAAGTGATGTACGACCCCCGCGTGAAACCAGCGTGGTTGCAAGTCCCGATGGTGCTTTTCAACGCCACCGCCACCAACGGATACGACCAATGGCTGCATTGCTGGTATCCCGGCGAAGACTGGCTCCGTGAGAAAGACCCAATCTCCATCAAAGAAAATACTTTCGGCACAGAACGATTCCACGAATTGTTCACCGCGTGGCTGGATAAGACCTACCCCGATACACCCGTTGCGTATCTCTCCGGGGTGCGCTGCGAGGAATCCCCGAAACGGAAGATAAATATAACAGGAGGCAAGAAGGGCAATCCGTTCTATAAGTGGGTTTTTTGGGGGCGGGGTACAAACGAGGCGATGCACCATTATACTTTCTACCCGATTTACGATTGGGGCTTCGCCGATGTTTGGAAGGCTATCCACGACCACAACTGGCCGTACTGCAAACTCTATGACTACCAATATATGCACGGGGTCAAAGTGCGTGATATGCGCGTGTCGAATGTACACCACGAAACCGCCATACAAAATCTTTGGTATATGCAAGAAGTTGAGCCGGACTTATGGAATCGCTTAACCGCCCGGCTGGACGGCATAAATACTTCCGCAGTCTTGAATAAGGAACTATTCGAGATTAAGGAACTGCCGTATATGTTCAAGGACTGGGAAGAATACCGGGACTATCTGCTTGACCACCTCATCGAAGAAGAAGAACGGCGCAAGGCTTTCGTTGACCTTTGGGCCGTGCATTTCCACGGCTTCAGAAGTTCTTGGGAGCGGTGCAAGGTGTGCAACTATTGGCGTGAGGAATTTATGAAGGTCTGCGTGAAGTGCCTGCTCAAAAACGATTTTGAGGGGACTACCATCGTGAACTTCTTTATGAACTCAGCGACTACCGACTTGAACACTTACATAAAGACTGGCGCAGTAAAGAAAGGGTACAAGCCGGAAAAGTACACACTCGCATATATGAAACAAATCGGCGTAAAATGACAAAGACTTTCATAATCGTTTCCGTGTCAGACAGGGTGCAGGAGTTGAATAACTTGGTGGATTCAATCATCGCCAATGGCTTCGATGACTACCACATCGCCCTGTATCTTCAAGACCCGGAAGGCCGGGCCGGGGAGATACGCAACCGGGGCAGATACTCGGACATCTTTGTTGTGCCGGAAAAGGAGGGATGCCACGCCGCCCGCGTTCATCTTCTTCGCAAGGTGCGCTCGGACATCTATATCAATCTTGATGACGATATGCTACTCACTCCGTACACGCGGTATGACCGGGCTATCGTCAAGGCCCTTGAACGCGGGACGGGATTCGTACTGACTAACTGGGCGCGGACGCAGAAACTTATGATGGCAAAAGTCCCGAAGATGCGGGAAAAGTTTATCCCGCAGATTATGTGCTATCAAGGTGGCGGTATGGTCTACGCGGATAAGATAGCCGAACTTATGCGGGGCCTCCCGGCAGACGGATTCCGATACGATGACCTTTGGAGCCTCACCGCATACATTAACGGCTACACGAATTATGCGTACAAAGGGTCTCTGGCGATTCACATGGTCTGCACCAAAGGAGGTATGCGGAGTTGGATGGCCGATACCAACCCGCCCTATGCTTGCGCTCGTTTCATAAACTACCGAAAACTCAAAGACGGTGTTTATGCCATAGGGATGGATTCCGATGTAAACGACTACGCGAGGGAACTACACAAACGCAATGCAAGGGGCTGAAAACCAGCGATTTGCCGCAGGAATGGAAATTTAATTTTAGGCCGTTTTAGGGGGCATAAAGGAGCGAAACGATACGGAATACCAAAAATGATTTCGCGCTCGCTGGCACCGCATTTTTTTTCGGGGACGAAAAAGCCACGGCAGACCACGGAGCAGTAGCGATTTCTGAATTATTAAGATTATTTTTTATCTCATTTTGATATGTAACATATTGATTATGAACTATAAAGAAATAATACTCGCAGAGGCGGAAGAGGCCCCGGACAAGTTCGCATTTCTAAACGAGGTGCAGGACTTCATCTACAAGAATCTCAACCCTACCGGGCAGCCCATCGGCAATGTGCGCTGGGTGCCGATTGATATGGTAGAGCCAAACGACTACAACCCCAATTCAGTCGCGGTAAAGGAAATGTCCCTGCTCTACACCTCAATATCGCACGATGGATATACGCAGCCAATCGTCACGATATACGACCCCAAACGCGGGAAGTACATAATCGTTGACGGCTTCCATCGCTACTTCACGGCGAAGCGGCATAAAGACATCGCGGAACGAAACCACGGGATGCTTCCGATTGTCGTAATCGAAAAGGACATCAATGAACGGATGGCAGCGACTGTCCGCCACAACCGCGCCCGTGGCAAGCACTCCATCGCGGGTATGTCATCAATGGTATTTCAGATGCTCAAAAACGGAATGAGCGATGCCGACATCTGCAACGAACTTGGGATGGAGCCGGAGGAACTTTTGAAGCTGAAACATATCACGGGATTCAGCAAACTATTCGAGAATCGGGAGTATGGAAAGGCTTGGGAATCACAACGCCAAATGCAGACTCGCCTCGAATACAACCGCGAACACCCGGAGGAAAAGCCCTTCACGATGGAATAGCAGAAAACCACACAGGCGGGCATAAACAACCGGGTCGGCGCAATCCACCGACGGAGTCGTTCACGCCCGCAGAATCGAAAAATAGAACGCATTATGGCAAACGAGAAAAACATCATCCCGCACCAGTTCAAACCGGGAGATACCAGTGACAAAGCAGCGAATGGACGCAAGGGTGGCATCGCTTCCGGGAAGGCCAAACGGAAACGCCGGGAACTGCGCGAAATCTTTGAAGCCATCCGCAAGACCCCGGTACAGGTTGCGATGCCGGATAGCACCATCAAGGAGGTAGACTTCGATGAAGCCGCCGTCCTCGCTATGTACCGCAAAGCGATGAACGGGAACGTAGAAGCGATGAAACTTATAGCCACGATGCTCGGAGAGTATGAGCAGAAGGTAAAGGTGGAAGGCGCTAACCCCGTACTTGTGACCGATGGCGAACTGGCCGCGCTTAAAAAGTGGGCGAAGAACGATGACGAGGACTCCGGTATATGATAAGCTGATAGATGCGCTGAACTGCACGGGGAGTTACATATCTTCGTGCGGCGGTACTCGTTCCGGAAAGACCTTCGCCAATCTGCAACTCATCTACAAGCTGGCCCTCGCGGACACGAAGCCATCCATTACCTCGGTCGTGTCCGAAACCTTCCCGCACCTCAAACGCGGCGCGATTCGTGACTTTCAAGAAGTGCTTGGGGATTTGTGGGATGAATCCTGTTGGTCGAAGGGCGGGAGCATCTATACCCTGCCAAACGGGTCAATCATTGAATTTTTCAGCGCGGACTCTCCCGGCAAGGTACACGGCCCGTCCCGTGACCGCCTGTTTCTCAACGAGGTGCAGAACATCCCGTGGGAGATTGCCCGGCAACTCTTTGTCCGTACCAAGGGGCTGAAAATCTTGGACTACAACCCGACTCACGAAGGATGGGTGCAGCAGAAGATTGAGCCGCTCCCCGAATGTGTGACCATCCACTCCACCTACAAGGATAACCCGTTTCTCACGAAGGAGCAGGTCAACGTAATAGAAGCGAACAAAGACGATGCGAATTGGTGGCGGGTTTACGGGCTGGGGTTGGTAGGTTCGCTTGACGGGCTGATATACCCCGACTTTGAACTGATAGACGAAATGCCCGACCCGGAAGGGCTGCACGAAGTATGGGGGCTTGATTTCGGCTTCGCGGCAGACCCTACGGCCATTGTTCGGGTGCTGGCAGACAAGGCCCGGAAAACCTTGTATGTGGACGAGAAGTGCTACAAAGCCGGGATGTTCAATAAGGACATCTCCGACTTGCTGGCCGGGGAGGATATTCCCCGGTTCGTGAATATTTGGGCCGATGCCGCAGAACCGAAAGCCATCGCGGAAATCGGGCAGCAGACACGGCTGAAAATCAAACCCTGCGACAAATCCGCGCCGACCCGCTCCGACCGCTTGAAATTCCAACTGCAATGGATGCAGGGCTGGAAGATAAAAGTGACGAAGCAGTCTCTGAACTGGATACGCGAAGCACGAAACTACACTTGGGAGAAAGACCGGGACGGCAATATTCTTGACCACCCGATTGACGGCTTCGACCATCTCCTTGACGCCACGCGCTACGCCACGTTCTCCGAATTTGCGGGCCGGAATACGGGCGAGTATGTGGTAGGTTTTGCAAAGAAAACGATTCATTATGATACCTTGCATAGATAACTACAAAGACCTGTCCCTCGGAAAGTACGAGGACATCATCAAGGCCAATTCGATCGAGAGCGACATTGACCGCCAAGTGGCCGTCCTGTCCATCCTCACGGGCCTGTCGGAAAGAGAACTGCTGAACCTCCCAATCGCGGAGTACTCGACCCTCGCAGCAAAGACCAACTACCTGCAAACGCCCGTGACCAAGACAGGGAGGATTGCATCGAAGTACCACGCCGGGAAGTTCACCCTTATCCCGACCGGGGACTTGCGGAAAATAACCACGGCGCAGTACATAGACTTCCAGACCTTCGCGCCCGAAGGCGACGCCCGCCTGGTGGAGATTCTTTCCTGCTTCCTTGTCCCGGAGGGGATGAAGTACAATGACGGCTACGATGTGGTTGAAGTGCAGAACGCCATCCGGGAGGACTTGTCCGTGCAAGACGCGCTGAATCTGTCGGCTTTTTTTTTGAACAAGTACGCCGCCTTAATTCGGGCTACCCGACACTCTTTGGAGAGGACAATCAAGCGGGAGACCAACCCGAAGCGGAGGAAGAAGATGTCAGCCCTTTTGCGAAAAGATGGGGATGGATAAGTTGCGTGGATGCGGTGAGCGAGACCCTGCGCTGCGAGTGGGACAAGGTGTGGAATCTGCCCGCGCTGGAGTTTCTGAACCTCCTTGCGTATCGGAGGGACAAGCAGGCCGAGGAAAAGGCCAAGATTGAGAAGTGGAAAAAGAATCATTGATATATGGAACTGATGAACCTTGACAACCTCCGAAAAGTCTTGGAGGAATACGCCGAAGCCGTCCGGCAGGAGTACATCGCCAACCTTGAAAGGGATGGCCGTCCCGCGTCCGGGGGACTGATTAACACGATGACCGCCCGCGTGGAGTACGGGGATAACGCCTTCGAGGTGGTGCTGAACTTGAAGGAGTACTGGAAATATATTGAATACGGCACGAAGGGCTGGTACACCGGGAATCCGGGAAGGAAGTTCCCGCCCGTCAGCAAACTGCTGGAGTGGATTCAAATCAAGCCGGGATTCCCCCGCCCGGCCACACTCCCGGAGCAGCGATCACTCGCCTACGCGCTGGCCCACAAGATTCAGCAGTTCGGCACGAAAGGCCGGGCAGACCTCACAGAAGCGAAGATGAACGTGACGGAGAGGTACAGGCAGAGAATTGCGGAAGCTCTGGGCCACGATATGAAAGACTATATCCGCAAAATAGTGGCCAAATAGCGGCCTTAAAGCAAAAGACGATAAATTATACCCACAAACCTTTCAAGGCCGGGAAATCGAGTTTTAGAGCGCATTCGGAAACGATTTGCGCTCGTTTTCTATTTCACGGAAAAGACTACGATATGCAACCGATTTGGAAGGACTACTACATTGACCTTGGAGCGAACGCGGCCCGGGACTATGAGGTGCAAGTGTACGGGGCGGTCATCTTCTCCGGGCGGGCCTACCTCCGTCCCGATGAGGACACCATCCGGGTCAAGATAAACGACATCGCGGCTGACTACCTCGCACACCTTCTGCCGCCGGGGCAGGGGTTCACGCCCTTCGCAATGGCGCAGCAGTTCGACATCTACGTCGGGGGAACTTTGGTGGAATCTATTATCTTCTACAACGACTGGTCTTACGATTTCAGTTTCGACCCGGACACGATGCCCCTGTCCGTTCCGCTGGGGGCGCTTGATTCCCGCCAGCCGCTCATCCTCTCCGCGATCACGGGGACGCAGATAACGGCTACCCTCTACTTCGGGGACGGAACAAGCGCACAGGTGGTAAGACCCATCCAAAGGACGGCAGACTTCAATAACGATTTCAACGAGGATTTCTCCACGGAAGCATCCAGCGCAATCGGCGGGGCTGCTATCATAGACCTCGCCCCCTTTGATAATCTGGTGTCCGTTCAAGTGGGGACTATCACTTATCAAGTCAAGAAAACGTGCGCCCGGTATGCGGTCTATTATATCAACGCCTACGGCGGCTGGGATTCGCTGGTGCTGGCCCACGGCAAGAGAACGGATAACCTCACCCGGCACACCACGAAGTACGATTATGACAACAGCGACCCGTCCAACCGGGGCGCGAGGGACTACGCCGTCGAGGTGTCCCCTTCGTGGGAATTGATTACCGATTGGCTGACCTGCGGGGACAAGATGCACCACTTGCTCAATTCTCCTTTCGTCTACCTCTACGACTTGGAGGAACAAGTATTTATCCCGGTCAACCTTGAAAACACGGACACCGAGTACAGGGAGAGGTTCACGAACTACACTTTCAATGCCCGGCTGGCCCGGGAGCAGTACAGGCGATGAGATTGACACTTTACATCGGAGGTCAGAAAGCGGATATGACTGAGGACGGGTTCGTCCTCTTGAACTATGCCATTACTGACCTCACCAACCCGGCGGTCTTAAAGAACTCTTGGACGCAGGATATAGACCTTCCCGCGACCCCGGCGAATGACAGGATATTCGGGCACTCCTTCCGGGCTGACCGGCTGGCCGGGGGTGGTGGTACGGGTGCGCAGTTCAACGCATCACAAAGAACCTCCTTCGCCCTCTATGCTGATTCCGGGGAGATAATCTACGCCGGGTATTTGAAACTCAACTCCGTCACGAAAGACACCTATTCCGTGTCCCTGTTCGGGGGGCTTGGGGATTTCATCTACAATCTGTCTTTCACCCCGTCCGGGGAGAAGATGACCCTTGCGGACTTGGACTACGGCGTGGACTTGGACTTCGTTATCAACAAGGAAGCCGTCGCGGATGCGTGGGCGCGATTGGAGGGGGACACCAGCAAGCCGGAGAAGTGGGACGTTATCAACTTCGCGCCCTGCTATAACGGGATCCCGGAGAACTTCTCCGCTGATAAGGCCGTGGCAGAACCAAGTGTTTTTGGGCTGCAGAGTTCAATAACCAAAGACGGCAAGACCTACACGACCAACAACGGGGTTTGCTTGATTAATTATCCCAATGATGTAGACGAATGGGCGGCGAAAGACCTTCGCTCCTACCTCCAGCGGCCCGTCCTCTCGGTTCGGAAACTGCTGGATGCCATCGCGGACGGGAATAATAACGGCGGGTGGAGTGTTGACCTCTCCGACCTCTCCGATGTGCCATATCTTGACACTTGGATAACCCGGCCCTTGCTTCCGAGTCTGGGAACGTACAAGCAGATGACGGAATCCATTACGGGAACGTTCGTACAGTATGCCGCCGGGAAGATTGTGGGAAGATTTACGCTGGCGAATGTCCCCAGCGGAGCGGAAGTTACTGCCCGGGTCAGGTGCAATCTGCGTTATTCTGTGCCGGGGGCATCGCCGAGAACGCCCCTGCGGTCTTGGGATGAGAAGCGGGCGCAGTCGTATGTCCCAGCCGGGATTGAGCAGCAAGTCCTGTTCGTGCAAGCGGTAGGATATGCAAGCGATAACACACAGGTAGCCGCTGGCCCGGTCAAGGCGTACTACAAGAGCGCGAATGTGGCCGATGCCGAAACCCTTGCAAGCGCCTTTGGGTTCATCCCGAAAGGGAATGCGGGCTTCGCTTCTGCAGATGTTGACCATTCCTACTCGCTGGATAATGGCTACTATGTCCGGCAGCGGGATTTGGAGTGCGAGATAACCGGGGTGAACATTGCGCGGATTGACATTGAGGTCACGGCATACCGCGCCTATATTCTCTTGGGTGGCGGTGTCTATTCGTTCGCGGGCGGAACCGGCTCCGGGACTATCCTGTGGTATGATTCCGCGAATGCCTACAACCCCGATGCTTGGGCGGCAACGGAGGGCAGTTGTACCGCCACCAGCACTTCGACCGAAACCCTGCGGAGCGGCGCGTATATCACCAAGCGGATGCTCCTTTCGACCTCCGGAACTCCGGCAGAATACCTCCTTGCCTTGTGCAAGTCCTTTGGGTTGTATATCCTCGCGGATAGTGCTACCAAGCAAGTCGCCATCCTCAAACGCAAATCCTTCTTCGTGAATGAAACCGAGGACTTGACGGACAGGATAGATGCCGATTCCGTTGTTATCAATCCCGTGGCCTTCGATTCCAAATGGTACGAGTTCAAGACGGAGAGTGTCGGGGGGAGATTCGAGGAAGAATACCTCAATACCGAGGGGGTGCAGTACGGCATCCAGCGAGTTGACACGGGCTACGATTTTGATGCGGAGGTCAAAGACCTTCTTGCGGGATTGGTGCTGAAATCCTGCGCAGCCGTGCAAGACCGGGGCAAGTATTGGTACTCCATCTTGGATAATAACGACTTCTATCCGTCCCCGTTCATTGACGGCGGGACTTATACCCTATGGAACGGAAGCGAGAATCTGGACACCGATATTGTCCTTCCCGCCGGGGCGAGCCTTGACCCGCTGAACACCACTTATCCGGGGTATGACCTTATGAGCCGGGCCGAGTTCCGGGACGGCGAGAACAAGGGGATAGACGGGGCAGATGTGCTTCTGTTCTTCAACTACTCTTTGAACTACCCGCACTTCGGATTGTCCGATGACCTCCCGGTGATGGATGCCGTGAACGGCGGGCCGTGCTGGATTGCGGCCTTCAACGAGTACGGGTTGGATATTCCCCAATTCACAAGGTACACCCACCGGGGGCAAGACCCGGAGTTGCTGCTGGACTTCGGATCCCCGCGGGAGGTGGATATTCCCGGCATCCGATACGCGGCGGGTTATACCATCTACGAACAGGCGTGGCAGCAGTATATCCGGGACAGGCTGAACGTTCACGGGAAGGTGATGACCTGCAAGGCGTGGATTGACCGCCCCGGCCCGGAAGCATTGCGGAAGTTCTACTGGTACAGGGGAAGCCTTTGGATGCTCAACAAAATCTCCAACTACTCGCTGACCACCTTCGACCCTTGTGAGTGCGAGTTCGTACAGGTTCGTGACATTGCTAACTACAAGAATCAATACTGATGGAAGACGTTTATATCCTCAAAATAGGCACGGATGAGGCCGTGCGGAATATCAACGACCTCAAAGACAATATCAAGGAGTACAAGGCCGCGCTCAATGAACTTGAAATCGGCTCGGAGGACTATCAGAACGTTCTCTCCGCTTTGCAGGTCAATCAAGCCGCGCTGAAGAACGCGATGCACGGCACGGCCGCTTCGATGGAGGAAGTCGCCCGCGCCGCGAAGGGGGATAACGTTATCTTCGATGAGCAGAACAAGCTCATCAAGGGGATGGACTACTCCTACAACGGATTGGTCAAGCGGATGGCCGAACTTGACCAGCAATTTCGCGCCACGGAGGATGCCGCCACGCGCAAAAATCTTGGAGAACAGATAAAGTCTATTAACGATGAGTTAAAGAAGTTTGATGAAGACCGCGGTAAGTTTGGGCGAAATGTGGGTAACTACAAGTCCGCACTTGATGGAATATCAGATGGCTTCAAAAAGACCGCCGGGAATGCCGCATCGGTTATCAATCCCATCTCCAATATGACCGCCGGGTTGAAGGCCCTGTCCGCTACCCCGGTCATCGCTGTCTTGGGGCTTTTGGCGAATGTGCTGAATAAGGTGATGGAAGCGATGTCCTCCAGCGAAGGGGCTACCAACCGATTCAACACGGCACTTGCCGCCTTCAAGCCACTCGCGGATGCCGCGCAACGTACCCTGCAAGCCTTCGCCAACGCCATCGCGGGCGTGGTGGAATGGGTAGGAAATCTGCTTATCAAGTGGGGACTTCTCAACAAGGAGTTATCCGATGCCCGGATGCAGATGGAGAACGAATCGCAGGAGATTACGAAACTGAACCGGGAGTATATGGTGGCCAATGCCCGGCTCCAAGCGGAAGCGGATGAATTGCGGGCGGAAGCCGCGAAGAAAACCGAACACACGGCAAAGGAGCGGGAGAAGATGCTGCGGGATGCCGCCGCGAAGGAAGAACAGATATTCCAGAACGAAGTGGATTTGGCGTACCGCCGCTGGCAACTCGCACTGCAGGAGTCCCAACTGACCGAGAATAGCAAGGAGGTCAACGACAAACTCGCGCAGTACGAAGCCGACTATATCCGCAAGCGGAGTGAATTTGCCAAGACCCGCCGACGGCTGAACCGGGAAATCGAAACCACCCTCCGGGAGCAGCAGTCCACCGCCATAAAGACGGCAGAGAAGGAGGTCGAAGCGGCAAAGATTACCCTTGCCACTTGGGATGACTTGGAGAAGGAGCGGAAGCGCCGGGAGTCCCTGCTGGCCGATGCCCGGAAACTGCAAGAGGAAAATGACAAACAATTCTTTGATTTCTTGGAGCAGTTGAACGAGAACGAACTGGACGTGGTGACGGAAACCCTGCAAGCGGAGTTGGATGCCGAGTGGAACGCCCTTGAAGAAGAAAAGAGAATCAAGCGGGAGCGGCTGGCTACGTTTATGGGTTACACCTCCACCCTGTCCGATTTGTCCGGGGCGATTGCCGACATCTACGAAGCCGATGCTGATGCGGACGAAGCCGCCGCGAAGAAGGCAAAGGGGTTCAAGATTGCGAGTGCCATCCTTTCTACTATCAATGGATCGGTATCCGCCTTTACCTCCACCTGGTCTGCGGCCGAACTGCCCCTCTCGGTTAAGGCAGTCCTCGCCCCGATGAACGCAGCCGCCGTCCTCGCAGCCGGGTACGCACAGGTGAAGCAAATGAACTCAGTCAAGGTAGGGAATGATCCCTCCAGCGCAGCCGTGCCCGCCCCGGCCTTCTCCCCCTATGTGGCCCAAGTGCGAAACGTGACCGGGCAAAGGGAGGAAGAACGATTGTACCAAAATCAGCGCGTATTCCTCGTCTATAGCGACCTTGAAATAGCCAATACCGCCCAGCGCGTTAAGGTGCGAGAAACGGAGTTTTAGACGGCAAAAACGGGGCGTTTTAACAAAAAGGGGTCTTTGTCTATTTCACGGAAAGTGAATTGATGGCAAAGACCTCTACTATTGACGGAATCCCCGTATACGAAGCCCTGCTCTCCGACGAGGAGTGCGGGATGATTCGGATTTCCCTTGTGGATGCCCCGGCGGTTCTCTCCGGCTGGCAGACCTTCAAGAAGATACAGATGTACGCCGTGCAGGACGAGGAACAGAGACTTGTCCGGGGCGTGGTGATGCGGGCCGATTTCCCTATCTATCGAGTGGATAACAAGGGCGGCGAGTATTATATCATCTACCGGGCTGACACCATCCGGGAAATGGCCGAAAAGTACCTTGCCGAATCCCGGCAGAACAACGTGGACACGATGCACGACGGCAACGAGGTGGACGGCGTGGAGATGGTGCAGTTCTTTATCAAGGACACAAGCAAGGGTATCAATCCCGAGGGCTTCGACGACATCGCGGACGGCTCCCTGTTCGCGGAGTTCCACGTTACCAATGACGACGTGTGGGCCGCAATCAAGGACGGCACTTATCAAGGCTTCTCCCTTGAAGGCGTTTTCGGGTTCGCCACCGAACCCAACCAGCAGGACATAGACGAAATCGTGGACGGGCTGGCCGGGGAATTTTCAGCAGCAAACAAAGACACCAAGAATACGATTATGGCAAAGATTGAACGCATTTTAGAACTTCTCCGCACCCGGCTGGAAGCGGAGCAGAAGGCCGATCAGAAGTTTGGCCGTGTAACCACCGACAAGGGCATCATCGAATGGCCCGGCGAGGAGGACTTGAAGGAAGGTGATTCCGTGGAGGTCGTCACCGAGGATGACACCCGCGAAGCCGCCGCCGCCGGGGACTACAAGACCGAGGACGGCAAGACCATCGTGGTCGTGGACGGCAAGGTCGCGGAGATTCGTGACCCGGAAGCCGAGGTCGCACCCGAGGGCGAGGAAGTCGCCGAGGTTGAACCCGAAGCCGAACCCGATTACAAGGCTCTGTACGAAGAAGCCCTCGCAAAGATTGCGGAACTGGAAGCGGCCCTCGAAGAAGTCCGCAACGCCGGGGTCGAAGCCACCCAGCAGGCACAGGCCGAAGCCGAGACCCTCGAAGCCGAGGTCGAATCCCTTCGGGCACAGGTGACCGAACTGAAAGCCCAGCCCGCCGCCAAGCCCGCCCACGAAGAAGTGAAGGAGCAGTCCTTCCGCAAGACCGGGGCAAAGGGCCTTGACCGCGTGGCCGAACTGATGAGCAAGTAGGTTTTTTAACACTCGGTGTTACAACTCTATTTCACGGCAGAAATCACTCAAAAACTGAAAAGATATGGCAGTTACCAATTTCCTCGTCACCTCCCTCCCCGCCTATGTGCAGGAGAGCCGTGACCTCATCATCAAGAACTTTGCGCTGGTAGGTTCCGACACCCGCCGCCGCATCGGTCTGCGCACGGGCATCAAGTCCGGCGAGCATCTTCCCTTCCTTGACTTCAACCTCGTCCTTCAGTCCGGCTCCGGCTGCGGTTTCAACCCGCTTGACGAGGCTACCCTCACGCAGAAGACTGTCAATGTCGTGGCCCTCAAGCACGACGGCCAGCTCTGCCCCGAGACCCTGCTGGGCAAGTACGCCGAGTACCTTGTCCGCATCAACGCCACCGAGAACGACCTCCCGTATGAGGCCTATCTGATGGACGTGATGGGCCGCGAGGTCAACAAGGTCATCGAAAAACTCATCTGGCAGGGCAACACCACCAGCGGACAGGGCAATATGGCAATGCTCAACGGCTTCCTTGCGCAGTTCGCGGGCGACACCGATGTCCTCACCGCCACCGCTGGCAATGACATCTATGAGTCCGTGCAGAATGTCTATATGGCGATGCCGGATGAGACCCTTGACCGCGGCGGTATGATTTTCATCTCCCCGGCCAACTACCGCGCCTTCCTCCAGGCAATGGTGGCGAAGAACTACTACCACTATGCTGGCCCGAACGATGCCGCCCCGGAGACCTTCGTGTTCCCCGGCAGCGATGTCGTGGTGGTCAAGACCCCGGGCCTCGCTGGCAGCAACGCCATCGTGGGCACGTTCGCCGACAACCTTACCTATCTCACCGATGTGGATGGTGACGAGGTGGATGTTGACCTGTGGTGGTCGCAGGATGACCGCCTGTTCAAGTGGCAGGTCAAGTGGACTTCCGGCGTGGCCTACTACTTCCCGGCACAGATCGTCCTCGGTACGGCTTAAGCACACCGAAACCGAAACCAAGAGGGGCGGGCCGCAACGCCCGTCCCTTTTTCTTCGATAACACAAAAAAGTTAATAGATATGCCTTGTAGTCAAGTCCTTTCCGCAATCCCGAAAGATTGCGAATCCAACCTCGGAGGCATTAAGCGGGCTCTTCTCGCCAACTTCGACGATGTGACCGCCGTGGCCGTGACCGACAATATCATCACGGCTATCACGATGACCGCCAGCAAGAAGTTCCTGGAGTATAACTTCCGCCCGAACACGGGTTCGATTTCCTCCAACTACCAAGTGTCCGACACGGGCGCAAGCAACTACGTGCAGACCGACCTCGTTATGGCCTTCAACCGAATGGAGACCGCCAAGCGGGCCGCGATTGTCGCGCTGGCACAGGCCGACCTCGTGGCTATCGTGGAGGATATGAACGGCAAGTACTGGTATCTCGGCAAGGATGCCCCGCTTCGCCTGTCCGCTGGTGCCGCCCTGTCCGGCACGGCCCGCGCCGACCGCAACGGGTACGATGTCACCCTCATTGACGAGAGCGCGGAACTCCCGTTCGAGGTGGAGGAATCCATCATCTCCGACCTCCTGTAAAAGCTGCGTTTCTATGCGATTGACCCCGGCTTCGGCTGGGGTCTTTCCGTTATATGAAAAAAATCTTCACATTTTTTTGAAAAAGTTTTGGATATTCAATTATTGTTTGTATATTTGCATACGAAAACAAAAACAAACAACGCCTTATGAAACACGAAATCAATTTTGACAAACTGACCTACTTGGGGGTTAAGATGGTTCTTGATTGCACACCCGTCGGAATGGCGGTCGCGGTTCTCTCTGCCACCAATCACCTCTCTCCGGCACAGGCTGTTGAACTGAAATCCCGAATCATTACCGCAATCCGATAACCCTTTAATCTCATACCTTATGAAACTGCAAGACATTATCCGCGAAGGGATGCTCCCCGGAGATACCGAAATCTGCTGCCGCGCCTGTCGGAATTGGACACCCCGGAGCGATGGAAGCCACGCCGGGTACTGCCGACGGAAAACCAACTCCCTATACTCCGACGATTGGTGCTGCATTCGCTTCGATAGCAAAGACTGACCTTTCTCCCTTTCCAATCTGCAATCCGGCCCGCAAGGTCGGGTTTTTTCGTGCTACTTTTCGATTCTGCGGCCTTCAAACCTTTTCCCAATAAATTATACACCGGAAGCCTTCAAGGCCCTCAAATCGGCCTAAATAACAAATTCGGCGGCAAGTCTATTTCACGGAAAAGATATGATATACCTTGATTCCGATACCCTGTACATTCCGAAGCCGTGGGAAGCCCCGTCGGCAGACCGCTTCGTGCTGGTGAACAATGTCGGGTTGCAGGTCTATTCGGAGGCCGTCGAACTGACGGAAGGCCCGCTCTATTTTTCCGGGCAGATGGCCTTCGACCTCCCGGACGGGGAGTACACTTACAGGCTGATGGCCGGAGAAGAAATCATATCCGAGGGGTTGGCAATCAAGGGCGATTACACCCCGGACAGGACGGAATTTGAGAAAACGATAGAATATGAGCAATACGGAAGTTAAGCGGCTGACCTTCGCGGCGATTGACCCGTACTTGGAGCAGAACATCGTGACCCCGGTGGAGCGCAAGCACGGCAACCGGGTGGATTGGGGAGAACTGAACAAGTACCCGGACTATCTGTGGGACCTGTACCTCAATGTCACGACCCTGCAAACCATCGTGGAGGGTTCGGCGAAGTTCGTGGCCGGGGACGATGTGCTGGCCACCCGGAGAATCAACGGGGACGCCCCGCGCAAGATGGTGCAGGCCCTCGGGCTTGATTCCTTCCTGTACGGAGGTAGGTGTTACCAAATTATCCGCAGCCGGGACGGAGGGATAGCGGAAACCCACCCCCTGCCCGTTCGGTATATCCGCAGCGATGAGGACAACGAGAGTTTCTACTACTCCGAGAAATGGGGGAAGGGTGCACGGGATTGCGTGGTATATCCCAAGTTCTACCCCTTCAAGCCGGAGGAATGGGCCGCGCTGGAGGATGAGGAAAAGAACCGCCACGCGAGTTCCATCCTGTTCGTGAAGAACGTGGGCGCGGGGACTTACCCTATCTCCCCGGTTCAGTCTGCCGTCAAGGACTGCGAAATCGAAAGGGGCATTGCGGACTACCACCTCAATGCGCTGGAAAACTGCTTCACGGGTTCGGTGCTGGTGAACTTTAATCAAGGCCGTCCGACGGAAGAAATGCAGAAGGAAATCGAGCGGGATATGACGGAGAAGTTCTCCGGCCACCAGAACGCGATGCGAATGATGTTCAGCTGGAATGAATCGAAGGACACGATGACCACGATAACGCCGCTAAAGGTGGAGAATTTCGGGGAGCGGTATGATGCCCTTTCCAAGTTCAGCCGCCAGCAGATTTTCACGGCCTATCGTGCGATCCCGGCCCTGTTTGGACTGATGGACGAAAGCACCGGGTTCTCGGAGCAGGAATTTTCCGAAGCCTTCAAACTCTACAACAGAACCGCTATCCGTCCCGTCCAGCGGGACATCGCTGACGAGTTTAAGTATATCTACGGCGAGGAAGTGTTAACCATCCGGCCCTTCACCCTTGAAGGCGCGGAGCAAAGTGTGCAGTAATGGCAGAGGTTCTTCTTACCAGCGAGAAGTTCGTCAAGAGTGTGACGAATATCTCCGACAACGTGGCCGGGAAGTTCATCCAGCCATCCATCCGGGAAGCGCAGGAAATCAACCTCCGGGGCATCCTCGGAAGTTGCCTTCTTGATGCCATCAAGTCTTTGGTAAAGGAGGGGACAATCGGGGACGAGGGGAACGAGAAGTACAAGGACTTGGTAGATGAGTGCCAATACTTTTTGGCTTACCAAACCATCGTGGAACTGATACCGAAAGTCAGTTACAAGGTCGGGAACTTCGGGCTTTCAAAGTCACAGGACGAGAACCTGTATGTGGCGAGTGTGGAGGAATTGGCTCGGCAGCAGTATTACTACCAATCGAAGGCCGACGCGCATTGTCTGCTCTTGCAGCAATGGGTCTACGACCGCCGGGCAAGTTTCCCGGAGTTGGATGAGTGCGACTGCAACCGAATCAAGGCGAACCTCTATTCTGCCGCCACTTGTGGGGTCTTTTTAGGAGGCCCACGCGGGAAGCAAATCAAGAAGGGAGGGTGCTGCTGATGACACTCTTGGAAACCATACGCATCTTCGAGGGCGTGGCCAGCCGCCAGCCATCCGTCAATATGATTGTGCGGAATGATGTCTTTCGACTCAACACCATCCCCAATGCCAAGTACGGGGTTTTCGCTTGGACGCAGGGCCAGCACGAAATCCGGGAGGACTTGCAGACCTTCGCGTTTACTTTTTTCTACGTGGACAGATTAACCGCCGACAAGGGAAACGAGATTGAGGTGCAGAGTGTAGGTGTGCAGACCTTGGGAAATATTCTCCGCAGTTTGGATGATTTGGGTATCTTTCCCGGAACGATGTGGACGGCACAGACCTTCAATCAAAGATTCTTGGACGAGTGCGCCGGGGTCTTCGCGAGTGTCCGGCTGGAAGTCCCGACGGGCTGGGTCTGCCCGGAAGAATTTGATAAAAATGAAATAACGACGATATAATATGGCAAACTATGCAAATCTGCTGGCTGCGATAGCCGCAAATATCTACACCAACGGCAACCAAGAGGTAACTGCCGCAATGGTCAAGACCGCGATGAACGAGGTCGTGAATACTCTCGGGGCGGGCTATCAGTTTATGGGCGTGGCGCACCCCGCCGACACGCCGAGCGGTTACGCAGACCTGCGAGCCTTTTGGCTGGCGGGCGAGGCAGGGACTTACACCGACTTCGGATCGCTGGTAGTCAATGACGGCGAGGTGGCTATCTTGAAGTACAACGGCAGTTGGAGCAAGGAGGTAACGGGGGCCGCAAGCGCCGCGCAACTCAATCAGTTAGGCCAACAACTGCGCGGGATTATTGGTGTTGATGTCGCACTTCCGAACTTCACGCAAGGATATATCGCCAATGCGACAACGCTTATAAAGCAATCTTCTTCAAGTTGGAGTTTATCCGCCCCAATTTTTCTGAAAGCGGGAACACTTATCACTATCAATACATCGGGAAATAATTGCAGTCTTGTGTTATATGCCTTCCGATCCGATGAATATAATATGCCGTTGGTTGTAGCGAATGACCAAAACAATGTCAAGATATACAACTATCTCGTCCCACACGATGGGAATTATATTATAAGTTATAAACACGCCGCAACAGGGGCTTATGTGAAATTGACATATTATGAGTTTTTGGGGACGGTCATAAAGGCGCAACTTAAAGGAGAACAACTTGTACCTGTATCTTGGGCCTCGGGTGTTCTTATTTCCTCAAACGCATTTGTGAGTAATTCTGCATATCGGACGAGTTGCCCGTTCAAGTTGGGGCAAGGCGATGTACTTGAAATATACACTGATTCTAATAAGAATCTTCCCCTTGTATGCGATGCGAGCAATCCGGCCTCACTTGTTGATTTGATAACTACGCCAGCCGATGCTTCGGTGGGAACTATGGTTAGATATACATATTCGCCGGATTCAGATAAGACTGTTCTCGTCTGTTATCGTTTCGTGGATGCATCCTCTTATGTTTATCTTCATCGTAAAAGTTACTTTGACAAGGTACTTGATGATGAACTGAACAAGGACGCATTTTCCGAGTTATCGGTGAATTATCCCAATCACAAGGCTATAACCGCATCAAACTTCTATCAAAGCACGAATGCGAGTTACGATACGACCGCCGCGATATTCTTAAAGAAAGGGACTACTATAAAGATAAATACAAGCGCGGGGTCGGGGATTGCCCTTGTTTGTGGAGCGCTCCAAAACGGTACACTTGTATCGGCTTTGCTTGTCGTGCCTTCAAGTGTGGATACAACCGTGAATACGGTATATAATTATTCCGTAGCAGATGACGGATATTATGTCATATCGTACAAGACCTCGGTTGCCGGGGCATATTGTACTCTCATCGTCCCGCCTGAAACTCCTTGCGTGTCCACAAGGTTGGACGATATTGAGGCGGCTATCGGGAAGATTGGGAAAAAACATCTGCGAATCCTCCTGCTTGGGAATAGTTACGCGAGTGATGCGTGGGGATATGTACCATTCATCTTAAAAAATTATGGGATAACCTGCGACATATATATGTATTGGCGCGGTGCGTTATCTCTTGATGACCTTGTAACGTTTTGGGAAAGCAGCGACCAGCAGGACGCTACAAGCCCACAAGCATCGCAAGGAACATACAGGTATCTATATCATATTGATACAAGGACAATGACATCGTGGGCTTCACTTCCAAGGCAGAGTGCGAAAGAACTTGTTGCTATGGGCAGCTGGGATATTATTACCCTCCAACAATGGTCGGTATATACAATCAGCAATACAATGACAAATCCGTACTTTGAGCAAGTCGTGGATTTGATTCGCCAATCTCTCTCAACGCCTTATACTCTTGGCTGGCAAATGTCTTGGACGCGCCCGGTATATAATGGCGTAGATGTTGATAAAAAGCAGGATAATCTTGATGTTGCGGAATTAATTAACAAGCAACACGCGGCAAATATCGTTTTCCCGTGTGCGTCTGCTATCTTTAACTGCCGCGAGAATCACACCCTTGCTGCAATCGGGGATTCGACCTATCACAACCTTTGGGCGAGTGACAACGTGCATCTTGAAGAAGGACTGCCGTGCTATATTGCCGGTCTTGCGGTCGTACAGGCGTTATTCAATAAGTATTACCCGGAGAAATGTGTACTCGGCGATATTACCCGCCCGACAAATTCAAATATAACCGCTTGGGACAATCCGCAACGACAGATGCCTACCGGGGGAACAATCACGAGTATAACCGATGAAAATTGCTTATTAGCGCAGAATGCGGCGATTATCGCAAATAAATTCCCTTACGAAATTAACGGCGTTTAACTCAACCCCAAACTCGGTAACTTACGATTTTTGAAAAATGGAGCGACTGACAAGATTACGCAACCTGACGAAGAACATCCGCACCAGCACCTCGGTACTCCTGTGGGTGTTCTCGCTTGGTGCCATCGGGATCGGCATCGCCTCCTTCATCATACCGCCCACCGGGGTGATTGACCCGTCGGTGTTGCGCTTCGTGGCCGAGCTGTTCGCCATAATGGCCCTGCTCGAAGCGAGGGAGGCGATCCTGGAGGGCCTGGGCGTGAAGATTACGCACGGGGAGACCTCCATGGAGATAAAGGACCAGGACGGACAACCAAAGGACGAAGGCGATGCTGAAGATTAGAGTCATACGCAACCAGTATGAGAGCGCCGCGGGCTACACGCACGCGCGCCTGAGCACGGACGAGGGCGGCTTTATCTGCTGGACCCTCGAACCGGAAGACCGGGGGCTCCGCCAGGACATGGCGCTGCCGCAGATCCAGTCCCGGAAGGTGAAGGGCAAGACGGCCATCCCGAAGGGTACATACCGGGTGCAGTTACGGGTGTCCCCCAAGTTTAAGGATAAGTGGTACGCGAAGGAGTACGGGGGCAAGTTCCCGTACTTGTGCGATGTGCCGGGATTCAGCGGGATTATGATTCATCCATTAAACCGCCCGGAGGAAACGGCTGGCTGCATCGGGCCGGGGATGCTGCAGGCCGGCATCCGGGGGCGCATTTTCGATAGTGTGCAGGCGTGGCAGGATTTGATGCGTTTCTACATCTGGCCAGCCTACCAACGAAAGCAAGAGATATGGATTACGATAGAATAAAGAACTGCCTCCTTTGCGTGGCGGCGGGGCTACTTCTCGCGGCCCTGCTTTTCGTTGCCTTCAAAACGGGCCAAAAATACCATCTAAAACTCGATTCTGCGGCCACAAAGACCGATTCGGTAGTAGTTATTAGGCGCGACACAATACGCCTTGAAAAGCCCGTTTTTGTGACCAAGTATGTTGACCGGGTGCAGTTGGTTAAGGTGACCGATACCCTCCGTTTGAAAGACACCCTGTATGTGGCGATGGAGCGGGAGGTAAAGGGCTATGAAGGAGAAGATTACAAGGCCCAAGTGTCGGGGATTGAACCCTGTTTGGATTGGGTCGAAGTTTTCCCCAAGACCATAACCATCCAGCAGCAAGTCCCCGTCCCTTCTCCCCAAAGATGGAAGCGGATAGGCTGGGGCGTGAGTGCCGGGCCGGGTGTCTTTTGGCAACCCGGGATGGACAACGTGACCCCCGGTGTCGGAATTGTCGTAGGATTGAGGGTGAATCTTTGATTATTCAAAGAAGTTTCGTACCTTTGATATGTTATGAGGTCGGCCCGAAAGGGCCTAAAGGGGAAGCCCGTAGCCGCGAGGTTGCGGGCTATTTCTATTGCATAATTCAAGGATTTTTCGTATATTTAATAGTCTTTAATCCTTAATCCTTAATCGTATTATGAAGAAAATGTTACTTGCGCTTCTCGCGCTGGCGTCAGCCGTCGCCTGTACCAAACAGGCTCCCACCACCACACCAATCGTCCGCGTGTCCTTCTCCGTGGGCGAGTTCGGTTACTTCCCGACAAAGGGCCTTCCCGAAGCCATTTCCGCGACACTCCCGGAGACCCTTGACCTTACCCTTACAAACTCAGAAACAGGGGCAGTCTACACAACCACAACAGGGACAAGCACCGAACTCCCGGTAGGCACTTATGCGGTCACAGGAGGATACACCCCGGAAGCCACGACCGCCATCTACGGCAATTCGGTTTTCCTCTCCAAAACACCGAAGGTAAGTGTTTCCCAAGATATGCAGATTATGGAGGGCGTTTCGTCCTACACATTGCAAGCGGTTTATCAATCCTGCGCATTGGCCGTCCGGGCTTCGGAGGTTACCAAATGGACGGGCGCAGCGAACCGGGAAGGGTTCACGATTGACGCGATGGAAACGGACGGCTACCTATGGACATTCCTGTCCGGGGAACTGGGTTCGTCCCGGTATTTCTATACCTACCTCCAGCCCGTGACCGGGCAGCAGAAGTCCTTTACCATCGTAGCAGACCCAGCCTTGCAGATGAACTTCTCCGATGCGCTGGTGGTTTCGCCGGGAAGGTGGTATATCCTCCGGGTGTCGGACACCGCTACGCAGTCAGGTTCTTTCGGGATTGCGTGGCCGGAATGGTCACAGGGTTAGCGAATCTCCCCGGCTTCGATCGGGGATTTTTCGTATTCTGCGAAGTAACTTTGAATAAATTGCAAATTTTTCTGAAAATATTTTGCATATTCAAAAAATGGTTGTATATTTGCATACGAAAACAAACAACGAACAAAACACAACGCCTTATGAAAGCATACAAAATTATCAAAAAGGAATTTGGTACGGACATCACCTCCATCGTTAAACTGGTTTCCGGCAATGATGGCTGCTGGCACATCTTCGATGAGTTCGGGATTGACATTACCAAGTCTTGCAGATTCGTTGAAGTCAAGAACAACTAATCCCTTAATGATTAACCATTTAACACTCATACCTTATGAACAACAACGTCTATCAAATGGTCACCGACCGCATCTGTGAAATGCTGAACAAGGGCATTATCCCGTGGCAGCAGCCGTGGCACTTCAACACCCTCTCCGACGGCGAGGATTGCGCAATCTCCTACACCACCCGCCGGGCGTACTCGGTGCTGAATCAGTGGCTGCTCGGCGAGCCGGGCGAGTACCTTACCTTCAACCAAATCCAAGAGCGGAAGGGCCATATCAAGAAAGGAGAGAAGGCCCGGATGGTGGTTTTCTTCAAGCAGACCCAGTACAAGGAGAAAGACCCGGAGACGGGCGAGGAAGTACTGAAATCCTACCCCCTGCTCCGCTACTACAATGTATGGCACATCAAGCAGACGGAAGGGATTGAATCCAAAGTCAAGACCGGGGAGCAGGAAGTCAAGACCCTTGACCCGATTACCGAAGCGGAAGCCGCCATCCTCGGCTACTTGACCCGCGAAGCCGACCTCAAATTCTTCAATGACAAGCCCTCCGGGAAAGCCTACTACTCCCCCGCCGAGGACAAGGTGGTCGTTCCGATGCTGGGGCAGTACGACATCGCCGCCGAGTATTACTCCACGACCTTCCACGAACTTGTCCACTCCACGATGAAGGAATCCCGCTGCAACCGGGTGGCCGATAATAAGCGGTCATTCTTCGGAAACTCCGAGTACTCCCGCGAGGAGCTGGTTGCCGAGATGGGCGCGGCGATGCTCTGCTCCAACTCCGGGATAGATTCTGCCAAAGCCTTCCGCAATTCGGTGGCCTACATACAGGGATGGCTTAAAGAATTGAAGAACGACCCCAAGATGATTGTCTGGGCCGCTGGCCGGGCCGAGAAAGCCGCCCGGTACATCGTCGGCGGGCCGGAGGCAATCAAAGTGAAAACCCTTTAATCTCATACCGAAATGGAACACGCAAAACAAATTCCGATGGCCGAGATCGCGGCCAAGTACAAAAGGACAGGTATACGCCGTAGCGCAATCTTCGGGTCGCGGAAGGCATTGATGGAAGAACTCTACGCAACCGGGATTCCCATCTACTGCGACCAATCGTACTATATACATGAGCAGAAAGTCGACCTTGTCGAGAAGGTGGGCGAGCATTTCAAATGCGAGGTTTATACCACCTTTGAAGAATGGCGCGACTGTCACTACTACTCCCTGTGCGAAGATGCCGACGGGAACAAGATATGGCTTATGACTGGTGGCAGATACGATTGATTTCTTCCGCGTAAACAGGAATCCGGGGCGGGAATACCGACCGTCCCTTTAACCCCCGTAGAATCGAAAAATAGCAAGCAAAAATGGACACTGCATTTGAAAAGGCCCGCGCCGCCTACGGAACAGGCGCATACGATGACGCTACATTGGAGTTCTTGTTCCCTCAGTTGAAGGAGAGCGAGGACGAGAAGATAAGGAAATGGTTAGTGGATTATTTCACCGAAATTGGTGAAAATTGGATTCATCGTGAATTTAACTGCAAGCAAATTGTTGACTACCTCGAAAAGCAGAAAGAGAATTCCAAATCCGCCGATTCTATTTCGTCAGATTGCGCGTCAGACGCAAAATGTGAGAATAGGTGGCACAAAACGGCCAATTCTTTACCCGATAACGGAAGGGAGGTTCTTGCAAAGGATAAATTAG